ACGGCTCGAAACACAGCTCGAACACACTGAGCGTCAGTTCCATCAGATCAACCAAGCGCTGCAGCGCATCGAGTCGAAGCTAGATACCAAGGCGGATCGGGCTTGATGCCTCATGCCAACCCCGCCGCTGCCAGACAAGTTCCTCGCTGAGATCGCAGAGATCATCGCCCAGCACGGGGGTAACGTGCGCAAGGCCGCGACTGCAGAAGCAGCGAGCCTCAATCTGACCATCGGCGGCTTCGAAAGCCGCGCCAAGGTGGCAATGCAAAAAGGCTTTTGGAACCGCGAGCAACTACCGCTTGCCCGCCCCTCACAAGCTGCTGCCGCACCGAAGATTCCCACCGCTCCGGAGCTGCCGGATGACGACATTCCGACTGCCGACCTCATCCAGATGCTGCAGCGCCGGGTGCAGAAGCGGATCGAACACGTTACGGCCAAGCGCTGGCGCAGGTTCGATGTGCCGATCGACGGGCCGTACGCACTGCTGCTGATGGGCGACCCGCACATCGACGACAACGGGTGCGATTGGAACATCCTCAGCGCGCACTGCGAGCTGGCGGCCCGGAACAAGGGCATCTACGCCTGCAACCTTGGCGACACGACGAACAACTGGGGAGGAAGGCTTGCCTCTCTGTGGGCTCATCAAGACACGAGCGCACACACCGCCCGGAAGCTCGTGAAGTGGTTTTTCAACGACTCCGGGGTGCCGTGGTTCCTCTGGCTGATCGGTAACCACGACGCCATGCCGGGCCCGGTGGGCCGGGATGCGCTGGAGCGGTTCAAGCCGCACGGCGTGGTGATGGAGGAATGGGGTGCCCGTGTCACCCTGCGCTCTCCAAACGGCTCAGAGTTCCGGATGCACCTCGCCCACGACTTCCCCGGCCACAGCCAGTGGAACCCGCTGCACGGGCTCCAGAAGGCCGCGCTGATGAACGATTGGGCGCACCTGTACGGGGCTGGGCACAAGCACAACTGGATGCTTTCGCAGAACGAGCACGAGCACCGTGGCCAGATCTACTGGCTGGCGCGTGCGCGGGGGTACAAGGTGCTCGACGACTACGGCGACCGGCTAGGCTACGGCTCGCAGGCGCACGGACACTCGATTCTTGCGGTAGTAGATCCGGGCGCGGATGGCCCCGGCCGAATAACGTGCTTTAGTGACCCACAGGAAGGCGCGGAGTTCCTTGCCTTCAAGCGTAGACGCGCTTAACGCCTCGCGCCGCCCGGCATCCACGCCGTCGCACAGCGCCTCGATCAACCGGGTGAGGTACACGGGGCGGCCCGTGATCTTCACAATTCGGTTGCACGTTTTGCACATCGCCCCGGCTTTTGATTCGCAGCCGCAGGACGGACAGTTTTTCCGGCCATTGCTTATCGGCTGACAGCCGATGGCCAGTTCTCGCCAGCGCGGAATCGCCCGCGCCCGCCAATCATTTGCCATTAAGCCGGAACGCCTCTGCCATGGCGTTGTTCGCGTACGTGACCGTATCGGCGTCACGGCTCGTGTGGCTGATGAAGGTGAGGTGCGCCATCATCCGCAGCCACCCCTCATCTGCGCGCAATGCAGCCGCTTCCAGCGTTGCGATGCGTGCTCGCATTGCCTCCATCTCTGAGGCCGCGCAGCGCGACCCGTGGCGCAGATCCGAAATGATTTCACGCAGCTCCGTGGTGGAAAGCGAGCCTGCAAGACGCTCTTCCATCCACGAGCCCGGCGGTGACACTCGATCAAACACAGCGTTCATCTTCGATGTACCTCTCTAGGTAACTGGCTGAGGTGGTTATCGCGGATCTCATCGAACGAGAGCCCGCGTGCTTTCTCTTGCTGGCGCATCCATACTTTCATGCGCCACAGCCGCTCCGTAAGCGCATCAGCCCATCGCTGCTGCATCCGGTTCGACAACTGCAAGCGCTGCTTTCTCGACAACCCTAAACCCCATCCGAATCTCATTGGCTTTCCTCCAGTCAACTACCGTGTAGGGCGACAATATCATGGCGGTGATAACCTGCAAACAGATATCGCCATGCAACCACCAAGCGGACACACGGTTTAGCGTTGTGATTCCAGCGGTTTTGCACTACGGTTCAGTCATCCACAGGCGTATCACCGGAGTGAGAGTGGGTGTCCACGCGCATCGGCTCAGCACAACACAATCCGCACCGACGCCTGCCGCCGGAAACGACCCCTGCCCGCGCCATTGTCTATAAGGCGAAGGCTGAGAGCCTCAGCGCCGCTGAGCAGCTCATCGTTCAGTTGGAGTCGAAGCTAGCGGCCAGCATCCTGCAAGCGCTTCTGGCTCAGAAGGAATCGATCTCGATGCGATCGTGGCCGCGCTGCAAACCGGCAACGTGGCCAAGGTTCTGGAGCTGCTGGAGCTGCCCAAGGCGCTCGCTGGGTTCGATGTGATGACGGCCGCCGTACAGAACGGGGCCAACACCGCAGGAGCCGCCGCAGCCGCCTCCGTGCGCCTCACCGGGGCCAGTTTCGCGTTCAACCAGTTGAATCCGCGCCTCATCACGTGGCTGCAGACCTACAACCTTGGGCTGATCCGCCAGATCAACGAGCAGACCAAGGAAGGCGTGCGGGCGGCGCTCATCGACGGCATGAAGGCCGGTGAGAACCCGAAGGAAGTAGCCCGGCAGGTAAAGGGCATTGTTGGGCTCACCGATCGGCAGGCCAAGGCCGTCGCCAACTACCGCAAGCAGCTCGAAACGTTCCACCTCAAGCGCTCCGCAGGCTCATTCGGGCTGGGCAACAAGGTGAACCGGGTGAACGGCACGCAGGTGAGCATCCTCGACGCCGATGGCAACAACACCGATGGCATCAATGCCCGCCGCCTCCGCGATTACCGATTCGACGGGCAAATGCGCCGCGCCATGGAGACCGGCAAGCCGCTCTCAAAGGCACAGATCGACAAAATGGTGGCGGCCTACGAGCGCAAGTACCTCGCGTACCGCTCACGCACCATCGCCCGCACCGAAGCCACGCGCACCACGAACATGGGCATACAGGATGCGTGGCAGCAGGCGATCGACAAGGGCGCGGTGAAAGAGGATCTCACCCGCAAAATGTGGATTGTGGCTCGCGATGAGCGCACGTGCGAAGTGTGCGGCCCGATTCCGAAGATGAACCCGAAGAAGGGCATCAAGCACGCACAGAGCTTTGCAACGCCCGATGGCCCCGTCACCCGGCCGCCGATGCACCCCAACTGCCGGTGCACGATCTTCTACCGCGTGTACGAGCCGCAGCAGCTTGGAGAAGGCCAATGAGCAAGAGCAAATACGTTCCGGTGCAGATCGTGGACGGCATCTGGTATCGGGTGCGCGGCTACACGCACAGCGAGTGCTGCGATTGCGCTTTGGTGCACAAGGAAGAGTACCGGCTTGTGGATGGTCACCTTGAGTGGCGAGCGAGCCGCGATGACGCCGCTACCGCACGCCGCCGGGCAGAGCTTGGGATATCCGTCGTGACGAAGCCGCCTAAAAAGCGGACTTGAAGAAAGCCGATGCCAATTTCTGGATTGTTTTTGCCGCCGCTCGAAGCGCGGTGCGCGAGTGCATGGACATGGCCGCATCAGCCATGACCTCCAAGCGCTCGTGCAACGCTTTCAGCTCGCGGTAGATCTCCAGATCGCTCAGTCGCTGCATGGATGTAATCGAACGATGACGCCAGACAAGTACGTTGAACTGCGAGACCGCATTGCGCTGCTGAAGGCGCGTGTGGCGCTTGTGCTGATGGGTGGCCACAAAGATGGCACGGGCTCGCCCGTGGTGCAAGGCATAGAAAAACTGGTGAGTCGTTGGCCCGCCGGTACGCCGGGAGCCAAGGGCGGGCAGTTTGCGCCGAAGAGCGTGGGCGGGTTGGCGTCTGCTACCGCTCCAGCAGGTGATGCTGCCCCAGCATCATCGAAGATGCCGAATTTCTCGCAGTCGTTGGTGCCTATTACCAACGTGAATGCAGCATCCCACAACGCTCGTGTGATGCTGCTGCAGCAACACGCGGAGAAGAAAGACGCCGATTCGATTCTGCGGATGAGCTTTGGAACAAACACCTACGGGAAGAAACAGGCGAAGCTCGCCAACGCCGCGCTTGAAGCGATCGGCAGCGAGCACCGCGTCACGGCTGGGCAGAAGAAGAATGCTCACCCGGCGCTCACTGGCAACACGCCTGCCCCTGCACCCGCACCCGCACCCGCACCCGCGCCTGTGGTGGCCCCTGCCCCTGTTCCTGCCCCGGCTCCAGCGCCCGCGCCGGTCGCGGAAGCGCCCAAGCATTCGTACAAGAAGGCCAAGAATCTCGATGAGGCGCAGTCTCAGTTCGAGGCCATGGGCTACCAGATTGCACGCTTGGCGATGTACCACCAATCGGAATCGAGCAAGCTGAAGATTGCTACCGCGCCGCCAGAGAAAAAGGCGCTGTACGAAAAGTGGTATGGCCCGAAGAAGCAAAAGCAGGTCATCACCGACAAGTCGTTTTTAGAGATCTTGAACACGATCGGGCCCGAAGCCGCACGAGTTGCCAGCGAGTTCCCAGCGCTTGCGCAGGCCACGCGCATCATGCAGAAGAGCCCCGGCCCCAGAGCGCTTGGCTTCTACGCCTACGCTGACCGTGGCATTTCGCTGCGCACACCCGGCGGATTCAAGCCGCTGAAGCCTTTGGAGCCGGGAAAGATTCCATGGACGGTGAGCTCCAGCGGGCTTTCTGGCGAAGGCCAGATCCTCGACACGTTCCGCCACGAGGCCGCGCACGCACTAGATCTGCGAGAGCATAAGGGCGCATTCACCAAGGCATTGGTTGACGCCGTTGGCGGATCACCGGCGTTGTCGAACTACATGGGCGCGAACATCAGCAAGTACGGCGCGAGCAAGCCGGTGGAGGCTACCGCTGAGCTTGTGGCGCTGTACACCTCGAAAAACTACAAGCCGGGAACAATTACCAAGCCGCTCGAAGATGTGCTGGCGAAATACTTGA